GGCCCTATAGGTTCCTGAAAGGTTTCTTTTTATTAATCGATGATACTATAAGTTATGATAGACTTACAACAAATAGTAATCTCCACAAGAAGCTGAGGGACGTAAACACGTAAGTCTAGCTAGTGGTTGAACCGATGTGATGGCGCGACAGCCCTATGCGATTTCTCGCTTCGTCACGCCTTCGGCTCCGTTATCGCGTGGAGCTGTGCGGAACAGTATCGTAGTTCTTCGTTTCCGATGCACGGAATGTTGGGTTTTTCACATTAATCTGGCACATGATCCGTAGATTATTTCGGTTTTGTTAAGTGCTATCGAAGAGGTAGGGGTGTGGGGGCACGCAGTTATTTGGCTGCGCACCTAAGGATGATGTTGTCGTGTGAAAAGTTTTGTAGTGGTTTGATTTGAAAAATTTGTGTGATGAATTTGTGTTTTTAAAGATTTGTGTGTTTAAATTGGTTCATCTTCTAATTGTTCTAATGAACGCTGAACCCAGTCTATTGGGGTACGTAAAATTTCCTGCTCGTATTCAAGAACTGCTCCGAGAGGATGCCCGAAGCGATGACAAAAAGCCAGCAACACGTCCAGGTTTTCGTGCTGCGTTGTGGCCGTTGGATCGGCGTCTTCTTCCAAACGTCTGACAATTCCGCTGTTGATGTCCAGCTTTATGGTCTTTCTGGTTTGGCCTTGGGACAAATGGTCCAACACCCTGAAAATGGGGACACCTGCTCCGTATATGCTCCATGCTCTCATCAGAGTTGAAACATAAGCAATAGCGTAGTCCGGATACCGCGGGTTAATATGTCGTGTGTGTCCAAGAGACCTCCACAGGCATTTGTTTGGGTTACATATGAATTTGTAATACGTATGGGTAGGTGAAACTATGGGCATTATGAAGCTTTGACAAAACTCCATATGCATTACGTCTGTGTACTGTCCTTCCACTTTTAGAATAAACCCAACATCCGAGTAAAACTGCTCACTGAATTTGATAACATACTGTGCTAGGGTTTTCGGTACCCAAACGCAATTGTCATCTCCATCACACAGCATGTCCCACGGCAAGGCAATCCCTAAAGTTATTTCGATCAGTCGGAAAACTAATACGGTTAAGATGACCGTCCAAAAAGTATTCATTAAGCCCGTTGTCATGTGACCGGAGCCTCTACCACCAATTCTCATAGCTTTGAAACAACGATGGTACATTTTCAAAGTGATATATTGGTCCATCAATATTCCTATGTATCCGGCATGCGACGTGTAAATTAATTGCAGCACCACCCACTCAAGCCAAATGAAAAACTCGTCAAGGTTAGCGTCAAAATTTGTTTGGTCAAACTTCAAAATGACGTACTCACCATTAACGCACTTTAAACAAAAAGTTCGGGTTTTTATGATGCACAATTCGGCACGCTCGCGGCCATTTAGTCCTTTTGCTACGACTCTACCAGTGCCGTAAGGGAAGAACTCCCTGTAATTCTCACAATCCACGTTATAGAAAACAGCTTCAAACGGTGCTGTATACTGCGCTGTTACAAGATTGATTCTCGGACTCGCTGGTATAATTGCTCTGGTCGGTTTGGTTAGCTTGTTATTCGGAAACTGCCCTGTGAAAGAATTAGATTGATCAATATTTTTTGCATCCTTCAGCGGTTCTTGCCCTTTTGCCATAGGCGCGTTGCCAGCATAGCGGCGAAGCCAGGACTTTGGTGGCTGCATGATGATGTGTTTTTGATCGTCCATTACATGTCTCGTGTCGCCATAAAATAGAGCATACATCTCGTTGGCCAGGTTTTCATACATCTTGTAATTGCCTTTAGACACCTTCAGGTTTAGGGCAGAGACAGTGAAAAGAGTGGCGGCGAGCTTGGCTTTCTTTTTAAGCAACCATTGGTTGACAGTGATGGGGTGCAATTTCGGATTGACTTCTTGTATTCGACGCGCAAATAAAACCACCAGATTGATGATTCGTTGTCGATGCGCCCCATTGTAAGTTGTGAGCGGTCCGGCTAAGCCATTTGTGAGTCCTCTCGAGAACATGGCAACAATGGCGTTACAATCACAGGATCGCTGGTGCACTAACGTATGTGGGGTAGTAGCATCTAAAGCGCGAGAAAATAGTCCCAACTCGATATGGACAAAGTTGTCTTTTGGAAAATTGCAGACGGTGGGCATGGTTTTTAATTGTATGCGGCCACGTAAGGCCAAAGTGCCATTCCAGTAAGTTTTATGAAACGCGTAGGTCGTCCAACTACGTAGACCAAAAGTCCAAAAACTACGAATGTGACACTTTGTATGCCTCCTTACGAGCCGTACC